CCCCCCAAAAAAATATGTTTTTTTAAACATATCAATTTCCAAATAGCTCTTTGTTTGTCTTTTATAATAAAATATATTATAACCATTTATCATCTTATATATAAAAATAAGACATATGTGTCTTATTTTTATGTAATAATATTATATATATTAGATAAAAAAGACAAAAAAAAGACTAATATTTAAATATATAGTAATATAATATAATAATTATTATGGTAAATTACATATGCTATAGGTGTGGTTGGACCATTTGTCATAAAACGAAAATGAAAAATCATTTGTCACGAAAAAATACATGTAAAGATAAATTAAATAAAATAAATATAGATGATTGTAAAATATATATATTATCTGGTAAAAGTTATGAAGAATACATAAATATAACTAAACATGTTAAAAATGTAACCAAATGCGTTAAAAATGTAACCAAAATTAAACAAAATGTAACAGAAAATAACGAAAATAATAAATTTTTTGAATGTAAATTTTGTGAAAAAAATTATAAATTTAGTCAATCATTAAGTAGGCATTATAAAAATTGTAAAGAAAAGAAAAAGGAAGAAGAAGCAAAAAATTCCATGGATGAATTAGTAAAAATTTTAAATAATCAAATAAAAGATTTTAAAAAAGAATTAAATAAACGTGACAAACAAATAGATGAATTAATTAAAAAAGCGGGAATAAATAATAGTAATATAACTCAAAATATCCAGAATAACATTAAATTACTTGCGTATAAAGATACTGATATAAGTAATATAACTGATAAAGATATTAGAAGTTGTATGAATCATAGTAATATGTGTGTACCTTATTTAATAAAAATGATACATTTAGATCCAAAAAAACCAGAAAATCATAATGTATATATCTCTAATTTAAAAAATGGATATATAATGGTATATGATGGTGACAAATGGGATACATTAAATAGAGAAGAAGTAATAGAAAATATGATAAATGATAGGGAATGTTTAATTCAAGATAGAGTAGAGGATTGGTTGGAGAATGGAAAGAATTATCCAATAATTATGAAGAAATTTGAGAGATATCTAGAGAAAAAAGAAAAAGATGTAGTGTTAAACAAAATAAAAGAAGAAATCAGATTTATGTTATTTAATAACAGAAATATTATTAAAAATAATAATCCAGAAGCAGACAAATCAAAATTAGTAATATATTAAAATAATTGCATCTGATAAATATTAGTTTGATATAAATGAACTTGATAAATTCATTAATAATTATGATTATAATGATAACAATGATGTGAAGACAAAAAATGGAGATAGTGTTAAATAATATATAAAAAATTAAGAATGCATTTTGTATATATTTGGAAAATTATAACTAATATATTGAGCCATATCATTTATAGACCCATTGAGAATATATGAATTCTCATTTTTTTCTATTTTTAAATTTCTAAAATACATATTATGAAAAATCATAGAATCCCATGGAGTCCATGATTTTTCAAATTCTGCTGATTTAACTATTGAATTAAATTCAATAGTTTTATTAGATTCAATAGTTTTATTAGATTCAATCGTTTTATTAGATTCAATAGTTGTATTAGATTCAATAGTTGTATTAGATTCAATAGTTGTATTGGATTCAATAGTTGTATTGGATATAATTGTATTTATAGCATTTATAATATTTTTATCAGATATAATTGTATTTTTTTTATTATTTAAATATTCTATTCTATTTTTTATAATATTTATAGCATTTATAATATTTTTATCAGAATTTCCCTTAATTTCTATTAAACTAGTACTATTGTTATACCATATGTTACATAAAGATTGTTTTGAAATTTTTTTTAAATTTGAACCATTCACTCCAATAAATTTATTAATACATATATTATCTGGAATCCGAAAGGTTGTATTTTTTATTGTAAAATCATAATGTTTAGGTGTATTTTTTATTGAAACATCATTTTTGTATTTAGTTGTATTTTTTATTGAAACATCATTTTTGTATTTAGTTGTATTTTTTATTGAAACATCATTTTTGTGTTTAGTTGTATTTTTTATTGAAACATTCTTTTTTTGTTTAATCATTTTAATATAAAATACTGATAATTAATAAAAATTTTTAATTTCAAATTTTATTAATTATCAGTATGAATGAATTTAAGAGATATCTAGAGAAAATTATTTTATAACTCGAATACTTTTAGATAAAAAAAAATGCTCTAAGAATGGATGAATTTTATTTAATTCTTTGTCATATATAATCCAAGCATCTATATTATTTTCTTTAACAAGAAAACCTTCTACTATTTCACCAATTTCAATATAATCAAATTCGTTATATTGAAATGTAGATATTAATTGAATTATTTTATTATTATATTTTTGTGGATTATTTAATATTGTTTTTGAGTTAACTAAAAAACCTGATCTATTCATTTGTTTAAGATCACAAAAATTTGTATAATGGTATTTTTTTATATATTTTTTTATAATATTAGATTTTTTTTTATAAAAAAAATCTTCAAAACTATAAAATTCTTTACAAGTTAATTTTAGATTAAAAAATGATGTATAATCTGAAATAGTTGATATTACATAAAATATATCATATGGTAATTGTTGAATATTCATTATTATTAATATATATTATTATAATAATTTTATTAATATGATTTATCATGTAAGTCAATTATTAGATAAGACAATAATGTCATAAAATAATTACAAGAATTAAATTATATTTATATTTTGTATCGATTTATTATTATCTATAATAATAATAAATATTATTTTATATTTAATATTATATATGATAAATAAATATGCCCGTATATATTTTCATGGAGGGTCAATTATATGTACACTTATTAGTATAAGTATTAATATATTCATAATTGAATGGTATAAAATACATATTTTTATAAGTATTATTTATTTATTTATTCAATCACTTTGTATATATACTTCTTCTGAAATTTTATTAAAAGCAATATTAGTTTTATTTCATAAAATTAATGAAATTAAAATGATAAATAATATTGGAAAAACTAGTTTTATTATTAATTATAATTTAAAAGCAAATGATGAGGAAGAAATTGATGAATGTTTTCATAATATGTATGAAGCATTTATTGGTAACATGGGTATAAACTCTATTGCTGTACTAATATCTGTAACTAATGATCCAATTTTAATAACTTATGAGTCATCAAAATTAATTTATTATAGAGAAATATTATATAATCATTTATATACATCTGGTTTAAATTATATCAATAATATTGATAATATTGATGATAATTCTGCTTGGTGGTCAAAACTTAATATATCAAAAAAATTATTAAAATCTAAACTACATATTATTTGCAAAAAACGTAGTTTAGATTTTATTTTACTTAGAAGAAATTCTAAGACTTTAAAAAAATGTGGACAATATCAAGATTTAATTTGTTTATCTGCAGGTTATTCTAGTTGTTTTACATACGAGGATACTGCAATTTATGGTGTAAATTCTCGTGTAAATAAAGAGATGTTTGTTGAATCATCTTCAAATAAAGTAAATTATAATCGAATTTTACGAAAAAATTTTAAATTTACTTTAGTTTTAGATTCTGATACTCGCGTACCTAATGGTTCTGTTATTAAACTAATTGGTACAGCATTAGCAAATCCAGAATATACAATTATTCAACCTAGAATCGATTTATATGGATCTAATACTATATTTCAAAAACTTCAAATATATTCTCAAGAACATTCTAATATAATAACCAAATATACTTGCTCATATTTGGATCATTGCCCATTTTTTGGTAAAGGTTTAATTCGAAATTCTGAATATTTAAAACATTGCATTGGAACATCTATTAATCCAGTAGAGTATGTTCCTGCCGATGCATTAAGTCATGATACTTTTGAATCGATGGCTCTACCTGTTCTTTATACTCCAGATATTGCATTAGAAGAAACTCCTCCAACTACTTATATTACTTGGAATATACGAGAATTAAGATGGAATATTGGGGAATTAATTGTAGCTCGTCATATTTATCCAAATTTATTATGTCGACAAAAAAAAATACCACAAACTAAACATATATACACTTTATCTTTTGCAAAAGCATATTTTGCGTTATCATCTTTTCGAATAATTATAATGAGACCAATTTTATTATTATATATTATATTTATCGCTTTTATCCCAATGCGATACTCTTATATTCCAATGATTTATATGATTACAACTATTATTATATTACCAATTTTAATTACTTTTAAAATAAAATCGTTTCCAAAAATTATATTACTATTAGTTACTTCAATTATACAAATGACACCAGAACCAGCAATCGGAACAATTCGTTTATTAATATCTTTTTATAAATTATTTACAAATAAAATTAAATGGATACCATCTCGAACTGTAGAATATAATATTTATAAACGTGGAATTTTTTATTATGCAATGTTTTATTTAAGTCCATTTATGATAATCGCTGCAATATTATTACCATTTTTATATAAAATTAATATTGCATTGACTTTTTTTTTAATAGCAAATATAATACTACCAATTTATACTATTATTACTGGACAAAATTACATTAATTACTTTAATGTAATGTTATATAAAAAAAAACCATTTCATATTAATATAAGAAAAAAAAAACATTTATCACCCAATAATAATATTACACTCGCTGAATTAGCTTTAGATAATAATTCTGCGAACCATTCTATTACAATGACCGACATTTAGCAGTTATAGATAATTGGTGTACAAATAATTATGGATCTAATTAGAAAGATTCTTTAAAAACTCAAAATAATTGTTGTTGAGGATAATGAAGAAATATCTATGAAATAAAATAATATCTTAAATTTTAACATAATTTACAGGATAATTCACATACTTATCTAAAAATCCTATATCATAATCTTCATTACTATAATATATATTTACAACCATCAATAAATTATTTTTTTTATAAAAACATTCGAATCCAAATATTGATTTATCTTTTATTCCTTTTATAAATGTAATTTTTTCTACTTTATCATTTCCTTTAAATGCATTTTTTTCTATTATTTTAATACTATTACCTAAAACTAATGATATTAAATTTTCATTATATGATATAGCATATTCTTCAATATATGTTACCGTATTACTTATTGATACTGTTTTTAAATTAATCATTGTATCAATTGCATTTATTGATATTCTTTTTACACTTCTTCCTATTTCTATACAAATTATATCATCTTCATCTAGTATTAAAAAATCACTACCATCTAAATCACCTACAATATTTAGTAATATTTTAGTACCATTATTTAGATAAAAAATTGTTTCATTCTTTATTTTATTTTTATTTTTCATACTAGCTGATATTGATCTAGAGAGTGCACTCATTATTCTGAGTTTGCCCGCACGATCAGTATTCTGATCCCCAGAATAGACCTCCCAAAAAAAAGGCATTAGTTCTGGTTCTTGCTCGGGTTCTGGCTCCTGTTCTGGCCCCGGTATATATTTTACATTAGTTTTGATTTCATTATTTATATACGACATAATATTTATTTATATTATTATTTATACAGAATTAAACCTAAATGGATTATTCCAATTTTACATTGAAAATAATATAATATTGAAATTATAATATTATTTTAAATATTATAATAATAAACAGCCAAGATATCTATAGTATACAATAAAAAAATAACATGTCTTATTGTTGCCCAGTGTGCTTCACTCTCATGCCTCGCTTTAGCGAGCGCCATATTCCAACTTCAAAGCATCAGCTGTTTTTAGGTATTCGAACGGCAACCTGTCAAGTGACGAATGACCTACCTGAACTTGTTCAGAAAATAATTATTGACGAGATAACCAACATTTCGATGAACACCCAGAAGGAAATGCGTCAACGAATTAAAGGCAAGTAGTAGAAACAACCGATATCAAACCAAAAAGAGCATATAACGGAAGCTCTTTTTGGGGGTCACTATTCTTTATCTTTAGTTTTTACAAGTTAATTTTAGATTGAAAATGATAAATAATATTGAAATTATAAAATTATATAAAAAATGATAATATACATTACTTTTAATATTATTATAATAAACTAAACTAATTTGTATGATTTATGCTACAAATCAAGAAGATCTTGAAATAACTACAAGAATAAAAATTTATTTAGATAATTTTTCTAATACAAACAAAAATACAAAATTAGTTATTTTATTGAATCTTTTTACTTATTTATTAAATAATATTGATTTTATAAAAAAACAAAAAAATTTTGAAATTGTTATTAAAAAAAAAATGGATGAATTTATATCTGATATCCCTAATTATAAAAATATAAGTGATACCATTAAGAATATGTTATTTAGCTCTATTATTGAATTAAAAAATAAATTAAATTAAAAAATAATGTATATTATTATTTTTTATATAATTTTATTTATAATGACACACCCATTGCCAAAAGCTCATAGCCAGAATCGAACTGGCGTTGTTGGATTCAAAGTCCAAAGTGATAACCAACTACACTATACGAGCACTATACTTTACCATCGGTAGCCGTGGTAAAATGTTAATTTTTTTATTATTTTTATTATTTTTATAAACTTGTAATTGTACACAAGTATTAATGACACACCCATTGCCAGAAGCTCATAGCCAGAATCGAACTGGCGTTGTTGGATTCAAAGTCCAAAGTGATAACCAACTACACTATACGAGCACTATACTTTACCAGTGGTAAAGCGTTAATTTTTTTATTATTTTCATAATATATAATAAAATTAAATATATATTAATTATATTTATATAATAAGTTAATCTATTTCTTGTACATTAAGACCAGAAGTATCTTCTGTGGACATATCTGGCATACCTGGCATACCTGCCATACCTGCCATACTTGCCATATCTGGCATACCTGCCATACCTGCCATATCTGGCATACCTCCTTCTGGCATACCTCCTTCTGGTGCACCACTTGCATACACTTTTTGCATAATTGGATTAAATAATTCTTCTAATTCTTTACGTTTTGTTTCATATTCCTCTTTTTCAGCATCGTAGTTATTGTCAATCCATGAAGTAAATTCGTCAGTTTTTTCTTCTAATGTTGTTTTATCATCATCTGAGAATTTATCTTTAAGTTTTTCATCATTTAATGTATTCTTAATTTGATAAACATAACTTTCGAAATTATTTCGGGCATCTATTTTTTCTCTAGCTTTATTATCATCTTCTTTGAATTTTTCTGCGTCGTTTATCATATCTTCAATTTCTTCTTTACTTAAACGACCTTTATCATTTGTAACAGTAATTTTTTCTGATTTACCAGATGATTTTTCGGATGCTGTTACATTCAAAATACCATTTGCGTCAACATCATATGTAATCTCAATTTGTGGCTGACCTCTGGGCATAGGTGGAATACCGTTCAAATTAAATTCACCTAATTTATTATTATTTTTCGTAAATTGTCTTTCTCCCTCAAACACTTGTACTGTACAAGCTGGTTGATTATCAGAATAAGTACTAAATGTTTGTGATTTCTTACATGGAATAGTACTATTACGATCAATAATATTAGTCATCACGCCTCCAGCAGTTTCAACACCTAATGATAAAGGGATAACATCAAGTAGTAGAATATCTCCGATTTTTTCATCCTTAACTCCACTTAAAATTGCTCCTTGAACTGCTGCTCCATATGCAACTGCTTCATCAGGGTTAATACTTTTACATAACTCTTTACCATTAAAAAATTCACTTAACTGTGTTTGAATTTTTGGGATTCTTGTAGATCCTCCTACTAATACAATTTCATCAACTTCTGCCTTGCTTATTTTAGCATCACGTAGAACATTTTCAACTGGTGTAAATGTACGTTTAAATAATTCAATACATAGTGACTCAAATTTTGCTCTAGTGATACTTATATCATAATCAATACCTTCAAATAAAGAATCAATATTAATCTGTGCTACGGAAGTAGCTGAAAGTGTTTTTTTGGCATTTTCACATGCAGATTCGAGTCGTCTAATTGATTTTTTATTATCAGAAATATCTTTTTTATGTTTAATTTTAAAATCTTTAATAAGATATTCCATTAAATAACGATCAAAATCTTCTCCACCAAGATGAGTATCACCAGCAGTTGCTTTAACTTCAAAAATTCCATCATCGATTGTTAATAAAGTTACATCAAATGTACCTCCACCTAAATCATAAATTAGTACAGTTTTTTCTTTTTCTGATTTTTTATCTAAACCATATGCAATAGCTGCTGCGGTAGGTTCATTAATAACTCTAAGAATATTTAAACCAGCAATTGTTCCAGCATCTTTAGTAGCCTGTCTTTGAGAATCATTAAAATAAGCAGGTACTGTAACAACAGCATTTTGAACTTTTTTTCCTAAAAAGGTTTCTGCAATTTCTTTCATATGGATCAATATCATTGAAGAAATTTCTTCTGGTGAAAATTGTTTATCTTCATTTTTATATTGAACATTAATCATAGGTTTACCGTCAGGACTTTTAATAACATCGAAAGGAAAATGTTTCAAGTCTGATTGAAGTTTCGGATCATTATATTTTCTACCAATCATTCGTTTAACATCAAAAATAGTATTAGTTGGATTTTGTGCAGCTTGGTTTTTAGCTGCTGCGCCAATCATACGATCATTATCTGTGAATGCAACACATGATGGTGTTGTTCTACTTCCTTGACCATTTGCTATAATTTCTGCATTATTATTTGTCCATACTGAAACACAACTATAAGTTGTTCCTAAATCAATTCCTATACATGTTGTTTCTGAATCAACTTCTGTGCATGTTGTTTTATCTTCATCATCGTTACTCATTTTTTATATAAATATTGAATTAACTTTAAATTCTTTTATTTTCAATTTTTTAAATGTGATTTTTTTTTATATAATATTTTTTTTTTATAATTTTATTTTATAATTTTTATATAAAAAAATAAAATTATAGGCCTTTTAGTCAAGTCTTGATTTTCCTTCTGATAAGTTTCGTCTATTAAATGTCTTTAACAGATGATTTTAAATTAAATTTGTTTAAAAATTCATTTTTTGTCATAATTGGAATATTTAATTTATATGCTTTATCTAATTTACTAGAACTAATTTCTTTATCATTAGTGACAACATAATGTGTATTGCAACTTACAGTTGCAGTTATTGTTCCTCCTTCCTTATCAATTATTTTTTCTAATTGATTATCTCTAAATCCAGTAAATACGATTTTAATATCTTTAAATATACCAGATTTATTAGTAGATTTTTTGATTATTTTAATTTTAATTTTTTTATTTTTAATTAAAAAATCTTTAAAACTATCAATATTATTAACAAATTGAGTAGCTGTTTTAGTATCAAATCCTTGTATTTCAATTATTTTTTCAATAAATTTATGTTTACTCAAGTTAATTTTTAAAATATCTGGATATTCATTAATTATTAATTCTAATTTTCTTGCCCCCAATCCATGTCCAAATAAATTACTTGCTGACATTAATTTACTTAATTCTACTTCCTTAATTGCATTCTGAATATTATCATAAATTTTAGTGGCCATTTTATCTTTAAAACCGTCGATTTCTAAAAAATCTTCAACTGATGCATTTATAATTTTATAAATATTATCCAATCCCCCATCTATCATTTTAGTAACATTTTTTTCATCAAGAAACTTAACGTCAATTTTTTTAAAGAAATATGTAATAGTTTTCACTAATATTGCGTATGTTTGATCTTCTCCCATATTATCTTTATCAACAATAAAATCAACATTTGTATTATTCCATTTATAAGGAATTGTTGGTAATGATGGTATAACTTTTTGAATTACTTCCAAAATATAAGGTATAACTTCTCCAGCACGCGTTAATTTAATTTTTGTACCAACTCCTATTCCATTATCAACTATATTTTTTGCATTATGTCCAGTAACATGTGTTATAGTAATACCAGATATTAATGTTGGTTTAACATGAACTCTAGGTTTAATATATCCATCTTTGGATATTCTCCATTCAACTTTAGTAACTTCAGTTTCAACAATTTGATCTTCTAATAATTCTTTAAAGGCGAATGCATATTTTGGATTACCTATTTTATTTCTATTATATTTCTTATTATCTGTTATAATAATACCATCAATATCATAATTACTTTCTTTTTTTCTTTCTTTAAAATAAGAACTTAAATAATCTTCACTAATTTGTTTAATTTCTTTAAAATGAACAGTATTAAATTTTAATTTTTTTAATAATTGTAATTGTTTTAATGCAGAGTCATAGGGTTCTATTACTTCATAAGCTACAAATTCTACATTTGATAATTCTTTTTTTGTTATATTTTTTTTTCCAACTAATCCATTTACCATAGCTCTTGCATTAGTATATGTATGTTTATTTTCTAAAAATGTATTTTTAGAAATTATTAATTCCCCTCTTATTACTAAATTTATATTTATATCAGGTATTCCTTTTATTCCTGATAACATAGATGTAATATTAGTACCAACTATACCATCACCTCGAGTGAATAACATATGTTTACCATCTTCTCTCATTACTAATAATCCAGAACTTCCGTCTAATTTATCACTTAGTACATATGAACCTTCATATTTATCCAACCATTTATCAATTAATGAAGTACCAGGTTTAATTTTATCCATACTGCCCATATGGTATGGTAATTTAATTTTATCCTTGGAATGAGTTTTATTACCAATTTGTTTTAATAATTTATGATTTGAATCTCTATTTTGTAATTCATCTTTTAATAAATCATACTCTTCATCCGACATAATAGGATTACCATTATTGTAATATTGATCATTTGCATCTTTAATTAGCTTAATAATATTTTGTAAACTGACATTTGATATAAAATCAAATGGATCTTCTAAATAATCTTGTATAATAGTCATTTATTATAAATATAATATATATATAATTATAATTTATATCAATTTTATTTACTACAATTAATATTGTTACTATAAAATTAGTAAAAAAATTAAGTCATTAAATCCAAAAAAATTGCATTTTTTGGATTACACCGACTTTTAGTATTATGTTTCTTTATAACCCATATTTAAATCATAAAACTATATATTAATAAAAATTTATATGTTTCTTGTGTACCGATATATTTAACGCAGTCAAAACTTTAATTTTCTAATACGAGAGGATAGAAAATTAATTTCCATAATTTCCCATAATTTATAATATTATTTTTCTGTTACAGGATTTGATGAATAATATTCGAATTTCAATATTCGAATAACTTCATGTTTCCATATATAATATGGTTTCGATATTTGAGGACTTCTTTTAACTGCTTTATCCCAAAATTGTTTATTCCACCATTTCAAATAAGCATATATTTTCCATGTTGAATCATCTATTGTAGTTTTTGAAGTTAAACTCAAATTAATAATATCTTTGACAGATAAAAAATGCATTATATTTACTATTATAATAGATGGAATATTCATTATAATAGTAAATATAATAGATTTAAAAAAACTATAATTTATAGAATTCTGTATACGATATCGTATTCATTGTAGTTCTTCTGATATATTTAATAAATTAAACTTAAAGATAAAATTAATTTATTAATTAATAATGGAAGGAAAAAAAGAAAATAACATTACAATAATTAAAATTTTATATGTATGGCAAGAAAAAAATGATACATTTCAGAGTAGATATAAAATTATGAGAAGCAGCGAATCAAATATAAGTATTCCAATATTAAATACATATTATAATAATAATGAAATATTATTAAGACCAAGACATATATCAATAAATCCATTTATTGATGACAATTCTTTATTAGTAATATGTGATATTTTTAATATTGAAGGAGAAAACTTAAATTATGATAAAAGATATAATTTAATAAAAATATTAGAAAAATATAAAGATAATATTGATAAAAATAATCCTAAATTTAGTTTTAGTGCTAAAATTAAATTAACTAAGAAAATAAACTATGATATTAAAGAAAATATATTAGATAATTTAGTAAATTATTGTATTAAGAGTAAAATTAATATTACTAATTATTATTATGAAAATGAATCAACAATAGTAATAGAAAATGAATTTAATAACTGTAAAGATTGTGCAGATGAGTTTTTATATATAAAATACTTATTAAGTATATGTTCTAAACATTTTGAATTTGAATATGAATTTATTAATAATTTAAGTTATAAATTTTTAGATAATGACACTAAAAAAATAAATGGAATTGATAAATTAAAAGAGTATAGTTCTAAATTAGGTAATAATATTACAATACCTGATTCAATTGAAAAATTGAAGCAAGGATATTTAATAGATCATAGTTTTAAAACAGATGATTGTATATATAATAATTTTATTCCAATAATTGAAATAATATATAAATAATTGAAATAATAATAATTTAAATAGTAATAATTTAATATTTATTACTATTTAAATGTATGAATTATATTCTTTTTCAGAGAGAGCAATTGACAATCCGCATTTTGATGAATCAAAAGATTTGATAAGAATAGGAAATAATAATAATTATTTCTATGATATAATTTGTAATAAAGATATAATATCTAAACTACGAAAAAGTTATGTTTCAGATTTAATTTTTAATATTGAAATAAAACAATATTTTGGCTATTCTTATAAAATAACATTTACAGAGTCAGTGTATTCAAAATATATGAATTATATTATTTATTGTGATACAGACACTATTATAAATAGAATTAATAATAATGAAATAAATGATTTTGAAAATTATTTTTATAGATTTTTATTTCAAAAAAATCCTGTTACTCACTTGATTGATGTTAAATGGAAAGAAAATTCTACTCCTAATACTAATTTATCAAAACAACCAAAAAAATTAAATATTAAATTATTTAAATATCAATTAGAATCATTAAATTGGATGAAAAAAATAGAAGGATCGAATAATCTACATATATTAGATTGTAAAAGATATTTAAATGAAATAATAAATGATTCTAAATGTGATAAAATTTATTTTGATATGTATAAAAATAAATTTAATAGTAATACAGAAAATAATTTTACTTCTATAGGTGGTATATTAGCTGATGAAATGGGTTTAGGTAAAACAATTACAATGATTGGATTAATTATAGAAAAACCATATATATATAAACCAAACGTTGATGATAAAAATTTTAAATATGAAGTTAGAAAAATAGATACTATTAATGGTTTAGTTACCAAAGCAACATTAATAATTTGTCCGAGTCATTTAACTAAACAGTGGAGTAGTGAGATATCTAAAGGAAATCCAAAATTGAAACAGATATTAATTTTAACAAAAACAAATCATGAAAAATATACATTTCAAGATTTATTAGATGCAGATATAGTAATTACTTCATTTCAATTTTTATGGAATATAAATTATTATGTTAATTATGGTTATCTTAAAGATCCCAAATATGACAGATTAACCAAATCATATATATCAGGAGATCATCAAATAAAAACAAGGTTTAAAAATATACAAAATCTCTTAAATTTTTCAAAAGAAACTATAAAAAATGAAAATATACTTTTTGAATCAGTATTTTGGCATAGAATAGTTGTAGATGAAGCTCATGAAATATTTTCTAGTAAGTGTGACTATGAAAATGTATATTTGTTAAACACTATAAAAAAATACCATTGTAGTAATAAATGGTATGTGTCAGGAACACCATTTTATGATAAAAATTCATTAACAAATGTTATGAATTTTTTAGATTTTAAATCTATTATGGATGATAATGGAAATTCCCATTATTTAAATTTACAAGAAAGTATGGAGAGAGGATTATCTGAATCGAATATTCTAAATTCTATATTCAAACAAATATATATAAGAAATACTAAAGAATCTGTAAAAGATGAATTATCAATACCTAGCGCTAATATTGAAAATATTTTATTACAATTTTCAGAATTTGAATCAAATTTATACGAATCTTTAAAAAAATATAAAGATAGTGATTATCTTAGACAGATATGTTGTAATATTCAAATATGTGACAAGTTTGGTAGTGATATAACATCTATATTAAATTTTGATGAAGTAAAAGAAAAATTAATTACAGATAATAAAAATAAAATTACAAAAACAGAACATAGTATTTATAATTTAGATCCAATGGTTCCAGGATATGCAGCTAGAAAGAAAATGTTAGAAAATATCATTTTATCATCTAAATATTTATTAAATTGTTTTAGTTCTAATATAAAAATAAATGAAAACAATTGTCCAATTTGTAGATGTGAATTTGATGATCCAATTGTTACTAATTGTGGACATAATTTTTGTTATGAATGTATTACTGAAGTATTACAAATGCCTTCATATAAAAATGAATGTCCGATGTGTAGAACATTCATATCAGCTTCTCAAATTTATAAAATAGAAAAACAAGAAAAAATAGATACAAATGTAATAGATCAACTAGTTTATAATTATGGCACTAAATTAGCAAAATTAATAAAATTATGCAATCAAATCTTATTAAATCCTAACACCAATATTATTATTTTCTCAGAATGGGACAAATTATTATCAATGATTGGTTTTGTTTTAAAAAATAATAATATTAATAATGTTTTTTGTAAAGGTAATGTACATCAAAGAAATGCAGCAATTAGTGCTTTTAGAAAAGATTCTCAAATTAAAAAAAATAAAAAAAATAATTCGAGAGTTATTATGTTATCAACCGAACATGCTGCATCTGGCACAAATCTTACTGAAGCAACGCATATTATTTTTATGGAACCTCATAAAGGAGAATATGGTATTGTTAAGGCAATGGAAGATCAAGCAATAGGAAGAGCTGTAAGATTAGGTCAAGAAAATCAAGTAAATGTTTATAGATTAATTATGAAAGATACAATAGAAGAGGAAATTATAAATAATTTTTTAAATGGTCTTGATACAACTACCAATAATAATGATGATACAACTACCTATAATAATAATAATATAAATAATAATAATATGATAGTAAATATTTAATATGATGAAAATTGCTGTAAACCACCCAAGTTTACAGGTTTTAAGTTATCTTGATCAATTTTATTGATTTCTTTTTTTATATTAGATAAAATATTATCATCTAATTTAGAATCACTTTTAATCTCATCATTTATATTAACAATATTTTGATTTACTATATCTTTATTTCTGATATAGTTTACATGAATTTCGTTTGGTTGTATTAAATTTGATTTTATGTTTTTATTTTTATATCTAAAATAAAGTATTATACATAATAATAATAACACAAATATAAAATCAGCATAGTTTTTTATTATATTTACTATACAATTACCAGTATATGAAAATAAATTGGTTATAACACTATCATTCTTTTTTACTTTATTAGATTTAATAATTTTTTTTAAAATATTATGTTCTACTAATTTAGGTTTTAATTCCATTATATTATAATTTTTATAATAATATATAGATATTAATATAATGGATAATTTTTTAAAATTTGTTTTAATTATTTTATGTTTTTTAGTTTTATTTCAATTAATATATTCTTATATTACATTTACTTCTTTTACATGCCCAGAATGTCCAGAATGCCCTATATTAAAAGATGAACTTATTCCCCCCTCTAATCAATATTTTGTTAACTATATTAATAAAAATTTTGTTGAAAAAGTTGATGATGATATTAAAAGTATAGATTTTTTAAAAAAAAATATATTATTTGCTAACAATTATCAAGTCAATTTTCAATTAGATGCAGAATCAGTAATGTCTAAAATAAGAAATGAATTTCAAAATAATAATCAAAATTTTACTAAAGGTAAATTAAAATATATACAAAGTACCGATGCTGTAAAAATAAAACAATTTAATGATCAATATAAAATTGAAAATTACCCGTCTCCCTTAATTTATTTTGAAGGATCTAATTTATTATTTGGCTTTATAGAAAATAAATGGAAAATATTAATTGATATTAGTAAATATCAATAATATTTTTCATATTCATCGTCTGAATCATAACCATAGTATCGTAATCTTTCTTTTTGAAGTATTCTTTTAATTTTTTGTAATAAAAAATATAATATAAAATAAAAAGAAATTATAAATATTATAAATATAATAAATATATTCATTAATGAATTAATAAAAATAATTCTTTAATGAATTAATAAAAATAATTCTTTAAATATTAATTTCTGATATATTAATTTCTGATATAAATATAATGAATTACAGAATATTGATTTATATTCTAATATTAATGCTTTTTATATCTCGTTTAAAAGAAAATTTTAGCGATATAGCAAATAAATATTATTTAAAAATATATAGATCACACCATCCTTGGGAAAAATCTTTATTAAAAAATAAAGATTATAAAGCATATGTTATTCATGATACCAATAAAAAAAATAAAATTACTATATCATCGGTTATTAAATCCAAAATATTGGTTAATTTAGATAATAAAATGGAATTAACAAAGTTTTTAAAAAATAAATTATATTATCCAGAAACTTACATTTATAGTAAAAATAATACTTCAATACCAACTATAAAAAATGATTTATGGTTTATAAAACCCTTTCAAATTTATGGTGGGAAAGGGATAAAGATAGTAGATAGTGATATTTCTTTAAAAAAAAATATTGTACTAAATAAAAAATATATTATACAAAAAAATATTGGAAATCTTTATTTATTTGATGGAAAAAAAGGAGATATTCGAGTGCATTATTTAGTAATTTATTATAAAAATGAATTAAGTTTTTATTTATATAAAGAAGGTCATATAAAATTAGCAAAAGAAAAATATATTGCAAATAGTACAGATACTTTAGTTCAATTAACAAATGTAACACAAATAAATAAAAATGAACCACCCAGATGTAAAAAATTTAATAGTGATACTCCTGAATATAATGTATTTTTTAATAACATTAAATTAGTATTAACTGATCTATCAAAAGAAATTAAAAAAAAATCATATCACTATAAAAGTAAATATGCATTAGAATTTCAATTATGTGGACCTGATATTATCTTTGATAATAATTATAATCCCTATTTATTTGAATTAAATTCAAATTATCCAGCATATATAATGAATAAAGATATACCAGAAGTTAAAATTATTAAGAAAAATATATCTAATATACTAACAAATCATTTATTTATTAATGCAATTAATAAAAAAGAATTACAATTAGAACATTTCGGATTTGTTAAATTATTATAAAAAAAACATATCAGAAAAAATATAAATTAAAAGTCATTAGTTATATCAAATGAAGCATCTGATATATCTGCCTTTTTATATTGACTAACTTGATGCTCAAAAAAATTAGTTTTACCTTCTAACGAAATATTTTCCATAAACGCAAATGGATTTGTATCATTATAAATTTTTGGATATCCAAGTTCTTTTACTAACCTATCCGCTACAAATCTAATATATTGTTTCATTAATTTATCATTCATACCAATTAACTTGCAAGGTAAAGATTCTGTTATAAATTCTGTCTCTATATCAACTACTTCTTTTATTATGTTTTTTATTATACTATAATCTAATTTATTTTTTAACATTGAGTATAATAGACATGCAAAATCACAATGTAATCCCTCATCTCTTGCAATAAATTCGTTAGATAAACATAAACCTGGCATTAAATTACGTTCTTTTAACCAATAAATTGCACAAAAACTACCACTAAAAAATATACCTTCTACACAAGCAAATGCAACTAATCTTTGTGCAAATGACGCATTCTTATCATTAATCCATTTAATAGCCCAATTAGCTTTTTGCTTAATACAAGGAATATTTTCAACAGCATTTAATAAAAATAATTTTTCTTCAGTTTTCTTGATATATGTATCTATCATAAGACTATATGTTTCGGAATGTATATTTTCTACCGCAGCTTGCCATGTATAACACATTTGACATTCTAGTATTTTAACATCTTTTAGAAATCTATCTAATAGATTAATATTAACTATTCCATCACTAGCTGCAAAAAAACCTAATATATATTTTATAAAATGTTTTTCATCATCATTTATCTTTTGCCAATCTTTATAATCTTTAGAAAAATCAATTTCATCTGCTGTCCAAAAACATTTCTGTTGTTTTTTATACATATTCCATATTTGTTCATGTCTTATTGGATAAAGCACTAGTCTTGATTCTTCAGATAAAAGTGGTTCTTCTGATAGATTTTGTTCATTGATTTTGTTGTCAACTTGAATATTCATTATATAATATATATTAATTAATTGTTTATATTTTATTTTTCATTTTTTTATATAAAATATATATATGCTATCTAAAACTTATAAAATTAATTATAACCAAACTTCTGGAAATGAAGATGAATTTAATTTATATTTTTATTTTATTAAAAGTATAAATATTAATTATATTGAAATATATACTCTTAATATTAATGAAAAACAATATAAATATGAATTAAATAAAAAAGAAAAAAGTATTTTTTATAAATTATTTAAAATATCAATTGATTTTTTACATAAAGATATTAGAAGTATTATTATACTAAATGACATAAATGAAATATATATACCGGAACCTACAAATTCATCAAGTATTGAACATATAGATTCATATGAGATAACAGTTAATAAAATTTCTTTAAATGAGATTTTATTAAGAATATTTAAATGCACACATAATTACCAAATAAAATGTAATTATCCTAATAAAAAATATAATCATCCAAATTCTAAAAAAAATATTAATTATGATAATTTAATCACTCCAAATATTAATACAATCTTTTTTATAATTAGTTTAATAAATTTTATTATTAAATTTATTATTGATGATAATCTTTTATTTGAATATAACAAATTGAGATTATTAATAGATTATTCTAAAATTACAACATTACCATATACATGTTCCAGCATTATATCCCAATATTTTAACTATTTTTATGAAATATTTGAAAATAAATATAATATAAATGATCATTCTTTATTTAAATTTATATTTAATAATTTTCAGTTGCAATATAATAATATTTTTAATTATTTATATACGTATAGATCTTATTATTTATTAAATTACTATAATAAATATTTAAAATTACAAAATGTATCTATAGATCCAGACGAATATCTAGATGAACAACAAAATCTGGATATTTATGATTTTAGTATATTAAACGAAATAGTTTCAAATAAACAATGGAGATTTTCTAATATATCAAAGTTACATTTTGATATAGAAACGTATGAATCTGATTATATAAAAAAAATAATCAAAAATATTTATATCAAATTTATAGAATCACATAATCACATAAAATTATATCAAATTTCTTTCGAAGACGGGGGTAATAATTTAAGTAATATAAAAAACTTAGTATGGTTTTTAGAATTATTACCTGAAATAAAATATACACAACCATTATATTTACAAAATTCTGTAGAAGAATTTAAAAATTCGGAAGAATTATTGCAAGATCTAATAGAATTAAAAATTACTTATGATAAAGACAATAATAATATTATTAAATTAGAAAATAAAAATAATTGGTATATAAAATTACACTGTCAAACAAATGATAATTTAGAATTATCTTTTTTATATAATAAAGAATTACATTCCTTAAAATTTCAAATTTTTTCTATAGATGAAAATACAGTTACACTTGAAGGTGATACAAGTATATTTACAACAGATGGTATATTTACAACAGATGTGGCAATAATAAATCTAACATCTAAGTTTTTTACACATAAAATATTAGGAAGAACATTATTTATAACTAATTTCCAAGATAATGAAATTAATAAAATTTATTGTTATAAAGTTAAAAAATTAAATGAAGATATTAAAGAATTAGAATATGAAAAAAATATGATTAAAAAGTTTGGTAATCAGTTAAGTAATATTATAGATTATATAGATTCAACAATTAAATTAGTAAATGATCCTTCAAATCAATTAAAAAAATGGTCAAATTTTGATTGGTTTCAAAAAAAATTTAATGAAAATAAAGGAAATGAAAATTTTGATATTAATTCTGATTCATATTTATTTTATCAAATTAAAGATAGTGAAAAAATTAATCAAAATAAAAATTATATATTTAATGCAATTAAATATACTTATTATTTAGAAGAAGAATTAGATGATTATAATTTTTTTCAAGGATCTCAAATTTGTTTAGAACAAATTGGAAAATTACTCAAAACTCCATATTATCATTCATCTTTAATAAATTTATTTCATAATGTTAATGATGAAAGAAAATATTCTTTTTTAGCAGATATTATGGTTAGTCAAACAGGAAGATATGGTTATGGAAAATTATCAAGATTTTATAAAATAGGTAAATTTTCAAATATGAGATTAATTGGATTTGCAGACTTTGCTGAAATTAAACCAAAAAATATTATACAAAAAAAATTTAATAAGTATGGTGTAAAAACTGTTGAAATAATTGAAAAAAATGAAATATTTCAAGATATATCTAACAGTAATCAATATTTTAAATATAGTCCAAATCAAAATGCTATTATAGAATTAGAATTATTATTAAATAATTATTTCTCTTGGGTTCTTATTTTAATTAATCGAAGACTACAACAACATTACGAAAATGATATATCATTAAATGTACTTGATAAATTATGGATTCAATCTTTAGCTAAATCAAATCCAAATTATATATGTGATTCTAATTGTTCTTGTTTAGGTAATATTTTAAAATGGGGAATGATACAAATAATTAATTCTTATTCTAATAAATCAAACGATATTATTAAATTAATTAATGATACTTCTATTATCGATTTTGAATTATCTGCAAAACAAATACATTATTTTACATCATTACAATATATAAAGGATACAGTTAACTTACAAGTTTCTAAAGAATTATATCCTAATGCAATAATAAATATGCCTAAAGTTATTAATATTTTAGATACTATTGCAAATCTAAATCAAAAAAATATAAATAATTGGATCAATGATAAAGATACTATAGAAGAAAAATTTGCAATATTATTTAACACAAATAACGACTCTGAACTTATTACATATGAAAATTTTAATTCATTATCTATAAATGAAAAAATAAAATTTTTAAAGAATTATATTCCTAGAGGATGGGTTAAAATTATTTTATCAAATATTGATGATAATAACAAATATATGGAAATTGATTTAGGATGGATGTCATCACTACTTTTTATATATAATGAAAATCCAGATTATTTAATAAATTTAATAAATAATAATAATATTTTTGAATTTATTGATTTTATAGGTAATTCTGAAAAAGGGGGTATTATAATATTTATTAAATTAAATGATAGATCTAAATTAAGTGATATAGATAATTTATTATGGAAATTATTTTATACATTTATTGATGGAGGTGCTTCTAATGGTTCTTTTCCGTTTATGGAATTATTAAAAGGATCTTATTTAGTATTTTTTAATTCGATCTATTCTAATAGTAACAGTTTAGATATTATTAAAAATATATCTTTTGACAATTCTTTAATTAGAATACATTTACTTCATACATTAATTAATAGTTATTATAACGATGACCACAGTTTTATAGATCGAATATATCAAAATTTTAACTATGATCTTATTTCAACAGATTATATATTTAATGAAATTAGTACACTTTACACCTTAACAACAAATGAAGATAAAATATATAATTATTTTAATAAATGTAGTCAAGATTTACACATAAAATATATTAAAGTTGATATATTAAAAATATATATTGATACTTTATTATATGATATTGATATTACAAAAAAACAAAAAAACATTAATTTTAATAATAGAATGATAATTATATGTGATTTACTACTTGAAACACATTTGTTGTTTTTTATATCAAATTTTACACAAAATTTTATTAGTAAAATTAAATCAATCAAACAAATAAAAAATATTCTAAGTGATCTTAACTATATAAATGAAAAATCAGATTCATCAATACAATACATATTCGAAAATATAAATATATCTTTTGATAATGAATTTAATAAATTAGATTTTATGTCTAACTTAATAATTACAATTTCTCAATATATTAAAAAAAATATAGATGATAAATTTAATTTACAATTAAAAATAAATCAAAGTAGGGGTAAATTTATTAAACAATTTAAATCATTTGATGATGTTGTAGATTCTCATAAAAACATATTGTTGGTATTTTTATTATTAACAACTATTGAATCTGGTGAATATTATAATATGAATATTTATAATATTCCTAAAATTATGAATTTTTACAATATTATATATAGTAAATATACGAAAAAATTCGTTTTTTAAAACTTATAATTATAATTCATAATTATAATGTATCAAGACGAAATTATACCATTTTTAGAAATATATTATACTACATTAGGTAAATCTAAAGTTTCTGATATTATAAAATACTCTGTCGAAGGAGGTAAATGTATTAGAGGGTTTATTGTTAAACATATTATTGAAACATATACCGGATCTAAAACTACTCTATGGGAACCTATCACATCTATCGAATTAATTCATTCTGCAAGTTTAATTATTGATGATTTACCTTGTATGGATAATGATGATATTAGAAGAGGTAAACCATCTACATTTTGTAAATTTAGTGAAAGAGAGGCTATTATGACATCATTTTATATAGTATCTGAATCATTAAGATTATTAACTAATTGTTTAAATAATATAAAAAATGAACTTATAACGAATAACATTGATATTGAAAATTCTTTTTTTAGTTCAAACAAACAATTAGATATATTAAATAATGTTATCACTAATTGGTGCGAATTACTTGGTAAAAATTTAGTAGTTGGTCAACTTTTAGATTTAAAAGAAAATGTAGAAGATTTATTTAATTTAAAATTAAATTTAAATGATAGTAAGAATATTATTTTTTATAAAACGTGTTCTCTATTTATGTTTAGTTTTATAATTGGAGCTGTATTTTCTGGTCAAAATAATTTGAATATTGAAGAATTCAAAGAAATGGGTATACATTTCGGTATAATGTTTCAAATAATGGACGATTTCAAAGATATAGATCAAGATAAAATAGAACAGTCAACAAATTATATTTTAGAAAATGGAATAGAAAAATCTATTTTAAGTTATACTGACGCTAAAAATAAATTAGAATTTTTATTAAAAAAAAATAACATTTATACAGATGAATTTAAAACTTTGATATCTAAAATATCATTAAATTTTAATTATGTTACAAAAAAAATAATATAAATATATTCATATCAAAATTGGTATAATAATCATTTTATAGTTATTATTAAAAATATTATATAATTTTATCAAATATAATAAATTATTATTGATATCAAAATTGGTATAATAATCATTTTATAGTTATTATTAAAAATATTATATAATTTTATCAAATATAATAAATAATTATTAACCCAAGAAAGTTCATGTATATGACATCCTAACTTACCTTTTTTTGTATTATAACCATATTCTCCTAAATTAGTTTCATAAATAATAGTCTCATCTAAAATATTAACATTATTAGATTTAGATAATATGTTTGAAAACATAACTGGTCCTGTAGTATATAAAATTGTAACTTCATTTATATAATATGTAAAGTTTACTCTTTTGATACATTCTTTTATTACAATTAATAAATCATCATTTTTTTTGTCACATGCTATAAAACCATTATTAATAAATGGCATTATTCTAAATTTTGTAAAATAAAATAATGATGCATTTAATTTATCCTGATTTATAAATAAATCTAATGAATTATTACATAATATATCTATATCCACATAGCATCCACCATAATAATATAAAATTAAATATTTAGAAAAATCAATTTTTTGAATCATTTTAAAATATCTATTTAGAATAATATAATTTTTTGGATATATCTTTTTAATAAATTTAGTAATTGATTTATTATCCCATATAATAATCTTATAATTCGGATTATGATGTTTCCAACTATCTATATTTTTTATAAATTTATTCGGTATATTCATATATCCTTGCCACCAAATTAAATGTATAATTTTTGGTATCATTAATTAACAACTATATTTTATTTTTCTATTTTAATTATATGATTTATATTACTTTAATATTACTTTTTATTATTATTTCTTTTTATTCAAATATTTATACAAATTTTTATAATTATAGTAAACCAGTTGGTTACAAGGTATTGGAATTTGCATGTAAATATAAAATAATTACTAATCAACATGAAATTATAGATAATTTATGGTTAGGAAATTATAAATCTGCATTAGATAAAGATTTTTTAAAATCTAAAAATATTAAATTAATTATCAATCTAAGTACAGATTTGAAATTCACAAATTTAAATATTGATAAATATAGAATCCCTATTAAAGATAATAGAAGTAAACATAGCAATGATGGTATAATATTTCATTTTAATATTATTTATCATAAAATAAATAAAATTATTAACGAAAGTAATGGTGGAGTATTAATTCATTGTAGAGCTGGTATGCAACGATCTGCTGCATTTGTTGCTTTATATTTAATTAAAAAAAATAAAATAAAATTTAATAAAGCTAAAAAAATTATTAGATCTAAAAGATGTATTGTATTTTATCCAACCGTTAATTTTATAAAATCAATTAAACATATTGAAAAAAAATGTTTATCTAAGTAAAAATAAGAATCTGCTAAAATATCTATAAAATTACTATATATTAAAATTGTTTAGGACAAAAAAAAAAATTACAAAAATGAAATTATACATTTTTGTAATTCTGTTAATGTATTGCATCAGATAATGCATTAACACATTTTTGTAATTCTCTTAATGCATTATCTGATGCAATACTATAATTTGTAAGATTTTTTATAGCATAATTTGCTAATTCTATGAATGTTGTTTTTTTATGAGGTGTATCTATTTGATGAATCTCATTTTTCACTGTTTTAGGGCCAATTGAAATAACTATTTCTCTATTATCATAAGAGAAATAAATACCATCGAATGTCCAATCTACAGTTATAACACTATTATCTTTACTTGATTTAGAACGAATATGTGCTGCAGCTGCGCCCTTTGTCATAATAAAAGGTATATTCTGTTTTTCAATCTCTTTTCTTTTTTTTTCTTCTTCCATGGTTTTTAGTGCATTTTCAAAAGCTACTTTCTCGCTTTCAATATCAACATCTTCGTTTTTTTCCCGGTCTTTCAAAAAATAAGATAATCCCGCAGTTTTTGCAGTTTCCAAAGCTGCATCTGTATTTGTTAAATAATACTTGGATAATGTATCCCAATCTATGCCCTGATTGGGTTTGTGCCACATCAACTCGGGTTTATCGTTTAATTTTGAATAAACTACTGTGACACTCTCTTCATTATTATTATTAAGATGTAAATTTGCTTTATCTTGCAATACAACATCAAAACAATTTTTTGTACATTGATACCTGCGAATTATCACAAATTTTGCACGTTTTTCTGGCCATATCATATTTCTATAAAAATATGATATTGCGTTTTATTATTATTAAGTATAAAATTAATATATGATTTATAATGATTTTTTTTTCAATTTTTTTACAATTCCTGTTCCACCAATATCATTTTAATTATTTGTATTACATAAATATAATTTGGCGTCTATAATCATAATATAAAAATTTATATTATAATTTTATATAGTTTTTAAGAGCGGTAACCAATCACTAAAGGATAAATTTCTTTTTAGTGTTTCTTTATTACTTTGCGAAGTTACTTTGTTACTTTGCGTAGTTTCTTTATTACTTTGCGAAGTTTCTTTATTAAACTCTAATAAAATATCACAATAAGATCTTTTTCTTTTCATTATCTAACATAATAAAATATTATTTTCTATAGAATTATAATATATTTTATTATATAAAATATATTTCAATTTTAAATCTTCATGGATATAAATTAATTTTAAGTATTTAAACATATTTATTTTATAATATATATTATAAAATAAATGATAAAATATTCTATATTTATTTTTAGACGAGATTTAAGATTAAGAGATAATAAAGGGTTAGATTTTGCAATTAAAAATTATGAAAATATATTACCAATATTTATATTTACCCCAGAACAAATTACTAATAAAAATAAATATAAATCAAATAATGCAATACAATTTATGTGTGAATCATTGAAAGAATTAGATGATAATTTACAAGAAATATCATCTAAATTACATATATTTAATGGTGATAATATAAAAATATTAAAAAATATAATAAAAACAGTAAATGTATCAAATATAATATTTAATATGGATTATACACCATATGCAATTAAAAGAGATAAATTAATAGAAAAATTATGTAAAGATAATAATATTAAATATCATATTATAGAAGATTATCTATTATCATCAATTGGTACATTTAATAAGGAAAATGATGATCCATATCAAATTTTCACACCATTTAAAAATAATGCATATAAATATAATATAGATAAACCATATTATATTCGATTAAAAAATTTAACAAAAATAAATATCAAAGATAGTAAATTGATAGATTATAAAATAAATGAAGATATATTAGTAAATGGAGGTCGAAAAAATGGATTAAAATTTTTAAATAAACTTAAAAATTTAAAAAAATACAATAAAACACGAAATTTAGTAAATCAACCAACATCTCAATTATCTGCTTATATTAAATTTGGATGTATATCTATTCGTGAAGTTTATTGGAAAATTGTAGATAATTTAGGTAAAAATAATGATCTATTAGGACAAATTTTTTGGCGTGAATTTTATTATTATATAGTATATTATTATCCGTTTGTATTAAAAGGAAAAAATTTTAATAAAAAATATGATGATATTAACTGGAAATGGTCTAAAAAAAATTATGATTCTTGGTGTAATGGAGAAACAGGTTATCCAATAGTAGATGCAGGAATGCGAGAATTAAATAAGACTGGTTATATGCATAATAGATCTAGATTAATAACTTGTAATTTTTTAAATCGTTTATTAGGTTTAGACTGGAGATGGAGCGAAATTTATTATGCTAAAATGTTAACTGATTATGATCCAGCAGTAAACAATGGAAATCATCAATGGGTAGCAAGTGTAGGAGTAGATCCAAAACCATATTTTCAAAGATTATTTAATCCTTGGTTACAAAGTAAAAAATTTGATAATGATTGTGAATATATAAAAAAATGGATACCCGAATTAACAGATATACCAACAAATGAATTACATAAATGGGAAGATTATTATCAAAATTATGATTTAAAAAAAATAAAATATTTTAAACCAATTATAAATTATAAACAAGCCAGACAAGAAAGTATAAAAATGTATAAAGCAGTATTATAACATTGTATATAATATATAAATAATATATAATGAATCATTTTGTTATATTACCAAATCAAATATTCGAAAAAAAATTTTTAGATATAAATAATAAATATATATTATGGGAACATCCTCATTATTTTTTAAAATATAATTATAATAAAAAAAAATTAATATTACACAGAGCATCAATGAAATATTATTATGAATATTTAAAAAATAATGGCTATAATTGTGATTATATTGAGTATAATGAAAAAATGATATTAAAAAATTATAATATATTTGATCCCATAGATAATATTAAATTATCAAAGACATGTACTGTAATCGAAAGTCCAAATTTTATCTTAAATAAAGATAAATATAAAGAGTATAGGAAAAAAACAGATAAATTTTTTTTTAATTCATTTTATATGTGGGGGAAAAAACAAATTAATGTATTGCCAGGAATTAAATCACAAGATAAAGATAATAGAAAATTAATACCTAAAAATACTAAAATACCAGGAATACCTACTAATTCAAAAGATAAAAAATATATAAATGAAGCAATTAAATATATTGATAAAAATTTCCCTGATAATTATGGTAATACTCAGAATTTTATATTCCCAATATCACATTCTACAGCAAAAAAATTTATTAATCATTTTATTAAATATAAATTAAATAATTTCGGTAATTATCAAGATGCTGTAGTTAAAGAAGAACAATATTTATTTCATTCATTATTGTCATCATCTATTAATATTGGCTTGATAAATCCAGATGAATTAATAAATAAAATTATTAAAACAAAATCTAAATTAAATAATACAGAAGGATTTATAAGACAATTATTCTGGCGTGAATATCAAAGATATTGTGATATATATTATGATTTTGATAATAAAAATTATTTTGGTAATAAAAAAAAATTAAATAAAGATTGGTATGAAGGAACAACCGGTATTAAACCTATTGATGATTGTATAAAAAATGGATTTAATTCAGGATATTTACACCATATTCAAAGATTAATGTTTGTAGGTAATTATATGAATTTAAGTGGAATACATCCAAAAGAAGGATTTAAATGGTTTATGGAATTTTCTTGTGATTCATATGAATGGGTTATGAAACAAAATGTTTTAGATATGGTTTTTTTTGTATCAGGAGGAGTAACGATGAGACGTCCATATATGTCATCAAGTAATTATATATTAAAAATGAGTAATTATAAAAAAGATGAATGGAGTAATATTTGGGATACAAAATATAGAAATTTTATTAAATCAAATAAAATAAAATTACATAAATATAGGTATTATTATAAATAATTATTTTAATCTTGTTAATAATTTTAAATCTTCATCATTATAATTTATTCCATTAAAATTATCTACTGAAATCATAAAAATTTCATTAAATATATCTTCTAAATTAAAATTTACTTTTAATCCTTTAAATCCTGGACCTCTATTTACTTCTAATACCTTTAAATTATTTTTATTAATCGGAAGATAATCTATCGCTAAAATTTGATAACATCCTTTAAATTTTTTATTGTTTTCATTAAAACATTTTAAATTTTCTTTATTAAGAATTTCAATACATTCTAAACCATAACTAGTTATTAAATCTGAAAGTTTCTTAAAATTAAATATTTGATCTTGATAATTAAATAAATCATCACTATAATTACGAGTATCATAATTTATATTTCTTTCTTCTGATGCTAATGCTAAATTAGTTATAAATGAATATTTATTTTCTTTATTAACACTTACACATTTTGTTATATATTTATCTACTGCAAAATATATGATTCTATGTTTTAATTCATAAATCTTAATATCTAAATTGGAATTTTTTGTTATTATAAAATAACTTCTTATATGATTTTTACGTAACAAATTATCATTCAGTTTTATAGATTTTAATAATTTAGGAGTTAAAAATTCTGAAATTGACCATTCTGTATATTTTTTCTCTTTTTTATACCATTCTTGAAATTGTTCATAATATTTTATTACTTCTATCCCATCTCCTTGACTTCCTAAACTTGGTTTTAAAATAAATCTACTACATGTAGACACATTTATATTAATAAAATGCTCTATATTTAATAGATCTCTGGTTTGTATATAATTGATATCTTTCCCATCTCTATATATTTTGAAATTTACATAATCGGATATTATTTTTGTGTTTTTTAAATGATCATATAATAATGATTTATCTCCTAATTCAAATACTGCTCCTGATATTTTATTAGTTATATTATAATTTCCTAAAAATCTATTTAAGTAATTTAAATATAAATCTTTATCATCTTCTGCTAAAGAATTGTTTTTTATTATATATCCTAAAAACATATCAATATTAATATCTTTTTTTTTCCATATACTTCTAGTATAATTTCTTTTTTTCAAAGCTTTAATTATTTCGGGATATGTTTGAATTTGATTTATACTTAAATAATATATTTTATCAAAATCAATATTACGATCATATTTACATATTAATTTTAATGATCCCGTATTTTTATCATCACTTTCTATTATATTAAATATATCATTAAATATATTAATAATATTAAATGTGTTTTTAATTTTTTTAAAGGAATTTAATGACATATTTAGTGGGTTATTATTAATATGTAAAATTTTAAGTTGATCTGATTTTGTAAATATTGTATCTATTGAAAATATACGAAAACAACTATTAAAATTAACATTAACACACTTATCATTTTTACAAATAAATTCACTATTATAAGTATTGCCAAATTCTAGTATAAATTCATCTATTTTGTTATTTAAAATATCAAACTTATCTGCATATTGGTTTTTAAATTCATCTTTTGATAATCTAAATAATTTAGTTAATATTTCATTTTCATATTCATGTGATTTAGCTAATAAAGCATCTTTATATGTATTAATATTCGTTTTATATTTTTTATTGGATTCATTGATATCTGTATTATTATTATAATGACTAGTTACATATGACCCTATATTATTTATATCATTATCTATATTTTCGGATGAAGGTAATGTTGTTAAATATATAATAAAATCATTTATTTTATAAATTTCAATATTATTATTTCTAACTAATACAACTATAAAAAAACGAATCATTGAACGTCTACCAAATTCTGTCTCATAATTTGTTTTTTTATGATTAAAACTTAATTCTGGAACTTTGAAAGTAATGGAATCTAAATATTTTTCTAAAATAACATATTGCGATTTAAAAGAATTTAAATAATTTATAATATATTTTTTATATTTTTTAGTTTTATTTTTATGATTAAAAACTAATAATTTAATATCAGAATTCCCATAAGGATCTTTTAATATTAAATATGAATTATATTTATTTTTAATTTTATCTTTAACATAATTATATAAATAATCTATATTTTCAACTATACTTGATTTATTTAATACAAAATAATCACAAAAAAAATCAGTATGTTCAAAAAATTCTTTAACATAAATATTATTTTTAAATAAATATTTTTGTTGAGTATATATTTTATAATTAATTTGTGATTTTATTACTGTTTCCGTATCATTATTATTTAACGTAAATCCAATTCTATCTAATTTTGTAGCTTCATTTGTATTTAATTTTATCCATTTTCTATTCTTTAATACACTATCTAATATTTCTGATAAATTATTTATATGTTTATTTGATGATTTTATATTAATATAATACGTTTTGTCAATTCTATTAATTTTATTAATAGAATTAATAGAATTAATTTTATTATTTTCTAAATTATATTCTTGATTTTTTATACATAAAATTAAAGATATTATATAAAATGTTTTTTTTTCAAAAGTTATTTTAGTATTTAATAATATTAATATAATTCCTAGGCTAACTAAAAATCTATTCATATAATATAATATTTATAATAAATTTAATATTATAAATTTATTCTTTTTTATATATTAAAAATATAAAATAATTAATATAATATTTATATTAATGCCCCATCCCATAACCATCATAAAAATTTATATTATTTATGAGATTATTATATACATCTTCAATACGAATTCTATTTTCATTACTTAATTTAGTTAATGGCAATCTAACATCCGGTGTTAAAAATATATCTAATAAATTTAATATTTGTTTTCCTGAGACCGGATTAGATTCAATTAATAATATATTTATTAACTGACTAAAAGTATTATATATATTTCTTGCTTGATCATACTGATTATTTCTACAATATCTATAAATCGCACTAAATTCATTTGGAATTATATTACTAATAACACTAATAGCCCCGCTTCCACCTACACTGGATATGGGAATTATCATATTATCATCTCCTGAAAATACCTTAATATTACACGCAGATAAAATTTCCATAACTTGACTAATTGATCCAGACGCTTCTTTAATTGCTCTTACATTAGTATTATTATTTGCCACACGTAAAACTGTTTCAGGGGTCATATTTACTCCAGTTCTAGAAGGTATATTATATAAAATTATTGGTTTTTCATTAATTATCCCACTAGAACAAATTGCATTAAAATGTTCATAAATACCTTCTTGTGTGGGTCTATTATAATTTGGAACAGTTACCATAATATAATCACAATAATTAGCAACTGCATTTCCAAAATTAATTGTTGCCCTAGTATCATTACCACCAATTTCTATAATAATATGTTTATCTGAATTTTCAAATTTACGATGTACAAATTGTATTAATTGCATTTTTTCTTGATCACTTAATGTGGGTGATTCACTTGTTGGTCCTAAAACGACTACTCCTGTTATATTACTATTGAGTTGACGATGAATTAATCTTTCATAACTTTGATAATCTATCATACCATTATAATTAAACGGGGTCATTAAGACAGTATATACTCCATTATCGATTTCCATTTGTAATATATATTATAAGTATTTAATTTTATATATATAAGGAATTTATAATATATGAATTTCAATTTTTATAAAAATAAACAATTTATACCATATTTTTATAAAAATATTTTTACTTTTATGTATTCAATAAATATAACATCTGAATCTATAATTTTAGACGATATTCTATTATATACTGCATCTTTCAAAAATATAAAAACATTTTCAACAGAAGGGTTAAGGTATGACCCATTATATAATGATCCAGATAATAAATATATAGTAAATTTAAAATTAGCTTATGGTAAATACGAATTAGATTTTGAAGATCATAAAATTTTAATTGAATATAATATTGATAAAGAAAATCCAGTAGGATTAGCACATATTGTAAAATGTAATGAAGAATTTACTATATATTCGGAAAAAAGTAAAAAAATATTAGAAAATTTTATAAAAAAAGCTTATTTATTTAATATAAATGATGATAAAAATATGATATCTGTTTCTATATTTAAAAACTATTGGTCAAAGTTAAATAAATTACCAAAAAGAGATATTAATACTGTCTATTTAGACAAAGAAATTAAAAATAAATTATTAATTGATATTAATGACTTTTTTGATGAAGAAGAAGTATATACTAATTTCGGTATACCATATAAAAGAACTTATTTATTTGAAGGATTACCTGGATCTGGTAAAACATCACTTATATTTGCTTTAGCTAGTAAATTAAATATGAATATTTCTATTTTTAATTTTGGACCTGATGTTGATGATGCTGTATTTATGAAAGCAATATCAACATTATCTGACAATTCAATATTATTATTAGAAGATGTTGATTCATTATTTGTTGAAAGAGAAAGTAAAATTAAAAGTAATATTACATTTAGCGGAATATTAAATACTATTGATGGTGTATCAAGAAGACATAAATTAATTACTTTTATAACTACTAATTATGTTAAAAAATTAGATTCTGCATTATTAAGACCAGGTAGAATTGATTATATTATTCAATTTACATATGCAACAAAAGAACAAATTGAAATTATATTTAATAAATATAGACCAAATGATAATTCATTTAAGGAATTTTATAAAAAAATTAAAAATAAAGAATACAGTACTGCTATTTTACAAAAATTCTTCTTTACTAATAGAAAAAATGAATCGGTATTAAATAAAGTTCATGAATTAGATGAAATTAAAAATACTCATTCTCATTCCAATCAAAATAGTGAAAGTTTATCTTCTCTATATACATAAATTCAAATATAAATTGAAATATTAATATATTTCAATTATATATTAATAATTATTAAATACAAAATATTGTGAAGCATTCTCTTCTGTATTTAAAAAATATAATATAAATTATATATTATATTTTTTAAATCATGAAAGGTGGTATTAATAATTATATTGATGGGCTAAGTAATGATTCACATATTAGAGCAAAACAATTATGGCAATTATTATGTGGTAAAATACTGTTTATTATGACAGTTACATCATCGGGAAATTATATATGCAAAAAATGCTGGAATCATACATTAATATTTAATCCAAACTTTAATTTTAATATGTGCAGACCTATTGATAATAAACTTCTAACTCTACCAGTTGATATAGTGAACGATGGTTATGATATAAATATGAAAAATTATAATAAATATAAAAAATTAAAAATAAATAATTTTTTTTAACCAAATGTATTATCTCCACTATATTTTATATATAAAAAAAAACAACTTATCAGTATATATTGTATATAAAAATATATAGCAGTTTATGATAAATATATATTATCATCTTACACATCGTTCCTATATATTACCTGGGTACGGTCGATAATAGATGTATTGCATGCTTTACTAGAATACAAGCTCTCTCGTCATCATCCTTCACATCGATCGCATGAAGTAAGACATTTAAATTACTATCATCAAGACCCCGTAAATTATCGATACCATCCGTCATGTTGTATATATCGTTAAAACTCTTGAATATCAAGCGAAAGCCATCAAGCCTATCAAAATACTTCATCTCTTTCTCTGTAAACAACGATTGTTGATTTGCCTGCATTATAGTAGATGTCGTTAAAAATCTTCACACACTTTACTACTTGGAATAAAAAAATATATAATTCATATAAATATATATATTTTTCAATTTTTTTTATTTTTTTAATAAAATTATAAGTGAACTCGTATCAGACATAAAGACAGGAACGACTATAAATTACAAATTATTACAATTATATAATTTATTAAATTGTTTCATAGTTGTTATGACCATCTGGCTTGCGGCATTATTTCAAAATTTACAGTAAATAAAATTATATATTCTTTATCATATTTTTGAAATAGTAATGACTTCGAAATATAATTTTTGTTATTCTTACTTCATAACAAAATCAGTTAATATATCCATTATTTGGTTTATATATTCTTTAGAATTAAATTTTTCTTTAATATAAGTATATCCATTTAATGCAATTTCTTTACCTTTTTCACTATTAATTAGTTGCATATATTCTTCATTTATTATATTTAAATTATAACTATCTTGTGTATCTTTTTTTATAGGAATATAATGAATATATTCTATTAAACCTAATCTTTTTTTATATAAAGAACTCTCTTCAAAAAATCCTATACATCCACATCCTAAAATTTCAATTACTTTAGCTAATAAAAAATTTATGGGATATTTACCTAACCCTAAAATTGCTCCCTTATAATCTGATAATTTATCATAATACTCTTTATGATAAAAATTATGTTTTAACTTTTTATATCCAGGATGTTCTAGCCAATCATATAAATTTTTATTATTAAAATAATTAGTATACATTTGTTTTCTTGACGGATATGACAATATATTAATTTTTCCACTTAATATTATTTTATTTATTCTTAACTCAAAATTTACTTTTGGATTATATAAGTCGATAAATTTTTCATCAAAAAAATAAAATAAAAATCTAGATTTGTTTATTAAATTACTTTTAATATTTATAAAATAATCAATAGAAGGTGTAACTATTAAATCAACATTTTTATATCTTTCATCTTTATCTATTGTATTACTTTCTAATCTATCTTCATCAGTAGAATTAATACAAGGAAAATGTAGATCATCCATCCAAAATATAGTTTTTATATTATTTTCTTTTATTAATTTTAATTTATTAGGAATAGTAACAATATAAGAACCTACTTTTTGATGTAACCAAAATATATAATTTTTATAATTTTCTATTTTGAATGTATCTATAAATTCATCTATATTATTAATTATTTTAAATTCTATATTAATGTCATGAGAATTTAATAAATCTTTATTTCTCCTAAATGCTTCTATAATTAATAATTTATTATAATTAATCGCTAAATGATTATAATAAATTAATAGTATATTCATTATATTATTAAATATATTTTAAAAATTAAAGTTTTTTATATTTTTTATATTTTTTATATTTTTTATATTTTTGAGAATTCCCCCCCCCTGTTTTTAAAATAAAATATTATTTTAAATATAGTAATTTGTTATTTAATGATGTTGATTAGGTAAAAAACAGGTAATAATAACACATCATAAATGATATAAAAAATATAAAAAACTTTATATTAGGTAAATAATAAGTAATTTAGGTAAAAAATAGGTAAAAAATAGGTAAAAAATAGTTAAATAATAAAATATGTATAATAATATATATGGTAAATTATAATTGTTATAGGTGTGGATACACCAATAATAATAAAAGTAATATGGTACGTCATACTTGACGTAAAAATACATGTAAAAATAATTATAATGATATTAAATTAGTTGAATGTAAAGAATATATTTTGTCTGGTAAAAGTTATGAAGACTACTTAAATGACTTAAAATCAAGTCAAAATGTAGTCAAATCAAGTCAAAATGTAGTCAAATCCGTGTCAAAAGTAAGTAATTTTTTGTCTGAAAACAATAAGAAATATAAATGTAATTATTGTGAGAAAGAATATGTTCATAATCAGTCACTTTATAAACATAATAAAAAATGTAAAGAAAAAATAAAAGAAGAAGAAGTAAAAGATTCAATGGATAAATTA